CAGCTACAATAAACGTCCCAGTGGCACTTGCGTAGTCTGTCACGATAGCATAACTGTTTTTCCCAATACCACTCATAATCTTAATAACCCAGCCATTGAAATAATCATTAGGATAAAGGTCATTAAGGCTAGCATCGACCAGAGTAATAGTGCTACCGCCTGTCGCTGTACCAGCCTCAAGCAGAACAGCATCGAAGTAAACGCTATATGGAAACTCTACAGTATCATCAGCCACAGGATTAGGACTGAACAAAATTTCAAACCTTCTCTTCGGCCCAGCACCGGAAGCATACGGCTCAAGCGGTTTAGTAGCAGCGAACAAAGGATAACCAGTATTTACAACAGTAGCCCTTCGCTGTCTGATGTATGACTCATCCACCCAGTCAATCTTAGTAGAGTGGTTGGTATTAGCAGCATAGTGTATTTCACCATCAGCGGAACCACCAAAGTTTTCCAATAGCGGGTATCTGTGAATGTCACCACCTACAGTTTCCACTGGCGTAAGGGCAAACGTATCTGCTGCACTAGGATCAGTACCGCCAGTATTACCGCGACTATCAAGCCAGTCGTCAACAGTAATCTTGCCAGTAGCTCCTGTATAATCAGTAATTTGAGCATAGCTTCCACTCCCATCAATATAAATAAACCATCCGTTCAGATCATCATCGGTATCGTAAGTATCAGCTAGAGTAAGATCAGTCAGCGATGTAGAGTCCGCTGCATCAGCAGTCCCAGTTACTCGTGTGGCTGTCATGGTAACACTCATAATGCGTTTCATCCAACGCCAGCCTTTAGGTGGGCCAGCCGTAACAAACTGTCTGATCCCGTCATATACTATCCTGCGGCACATATCAAGATCGTGCGGGTCAACAGGGATCATAGCAATACCTTGACCACCATCACCATAGTCAGCAACGCCGATTTCTTTGGCAACCCGCAGGATCAATCCTTCAATTGTAAGTATGCTAGTCGGTTGGCTCATCCTTTTTATCCTCGTTATCTTTAAGCAGCTTTAAGTAATCCACACCCACTGTCTTGAGCAGTTCAATATTCTGAACTAGGACAAGATGCTCTTGCCTGTTCATGCTAACAGAACTAATTACTTTGTCAATGTTAGCGAGTGAAGCTTTGATTTTCTCTTCCATAACTGTACTCCAAAAAAAGCCCCGGACACATTACGTGTCCGAGGCATAATTTAATTAGTACTGCTGTGCGATTTTAACCCAGTCGATCTTCATGTTGTGCCCATTGGCTACGCCAGATTCAGCGATCCACGACAGAGTAGCAGCCATGAGGGTTGCACTGGGGAAATTAGCATTGGTAGAATCAATAGTGATAGCAACAGCGTCACCCAAGTCAACACCATCAGCGTAAAATCTGATCTTAGTGCTAAGGCCAAGCGTAACAACCTTAAAGCCAATACTAATATAAGTATCAGCTACCAGAGTAATGAGACTGCCTGTAGATTGTGCAGTACCACTAGCAGCTTCATTGTAAACTACAGTAAGGTCGTCACCGTCATCAGACAAGCGAGCAAAACCGATGTAGTCAATGTCCTGCATAGTCAGGCCACCAGCGGCCATAACACCGCCAGCATTTTTAGCTTCGCCCGGCTGGCTCAAACCCACGAAAGAGCCAGCATCGTCATCAGTAATAGTACTCCACTTGATTCTAGCCTCAAACCAGAAACCTTTAGTCTCTCCGATTGTAGGTGTCTTAAACGAACCTACCACGTTGTCGCCAGATACGATGCAATCTACATCGGCATCAGTACCGTCAAGGTCAAGCATAAGTACGCCATCGCCATCGGCCTGAAGAGCCAGATCAACCAGCTTATCACTTTCAGCGTAAGCGTACCAAGGGATAACCCCATCGACACGACCTACACCAGATGTGAAGTCAGTTCCGCTTGCAGTCTCTTTACCAACCAGAGCATTTCTAAAGTCTTCAAAAATATGAAGGCCCTTGCCGGGAACTTCAGCAAACTCTTCTACAGGGCAATCATTCCAAATCTTAGGGCTGGGGTCACGAGTATTCTTACCAGCAGCCGAACCCATTTGAACTTCGTTCATCTCAAAATTCCTTCCAAAATATTTTAATAAAATACGTGATGACGGGCCTGATGGATAACACCAGACCCGGCACACCACGATTACTTTAAATTATGCAACTTCTTTGTGCAATACAAAACCAGCGGTCCTACGGTTGATGCAAAGGTTATTATGAGCACCATCAAGGTAGACAGTAAACACGGTGTGCTGTGTACGATCAGTGATTGGCTCACCCTCATCCATCCAGTAACCATCCTGAACGTAGGGGATAAACTTAGCAAAGTCGATGCAATAGATAGGATCATAATCAGCACCCTCAAGCTGCGGGATGAAGACTACAGGTAGCCTATTGATATAGACAAGACCACTATCGTCAACCTTCAGATTACCAAGGACATCTTTGCCACTATGCTTGTCATCCTTGAGGTCAGCAAATTCCATCAAATCAGAGATAATGTCACTGTTGGCGTAAATCCTCTTAGCGGCAGAACGCATCTGCGAAGGGTCATTGATGAACGTAGGCACTTTAAACCGAGTCTTCATAAACGCAACACGGAATTTCTTCAGCATGTCGTTGTTGATCTTGGTATAAGGTGCACAATAGTTTCTCCACTTAGGCTCTTCACTGGCATCAATACCAGCGATGTTAGCAGTGAAGTTACCATTCTGAAACTTTGCAGCTACTCCATTAAAACCAGCAGTACTATTCACCGTACCAGAAGCGTCAGTGAAAAAGTTGAGGTAGTAAGGAACGCCGTAAGGGTTCAGGTCATCATTAGCACTATCAGGAGTCTTCCAAGCCCGATCTTCGATCAGGTTAGCCAAGTCCCAAAGACCATCAATCCGACGAGTCTTGAGCAGGTTAACGAAGCCCTTAGCAGAGTTCTTGTTCCGCATGATCTCAACTTTGTCCCAACTGTAGTTGGTCCCGATCTGCGTCCAAGGAACTTTGATAGTGTGCATCACTTCATTGACAGCAGGAGTGTCAGTGTCATACAGCCTACGATAACGGGCGTTACCAGTAGGATTAAGCATGACCTTACGCTCAATCTGATTACCGCCGTCGATCTCCATGCGTTCATTCTGGTAAATACGACAGAACTCATAGTCCTGATTGTCCCACATAACTTCAAATTCCTGCTGTGGCAGGTCGTTCAGCGTAGTAGCGATAAGGTCTACAAGCTGACTATTCTTTACACCCATTTTACAATTTCCTTTAATAAAAAACAATACTTACATTTCATTAACGTCCAAACACTTTAGCTAAACGCTCTTCAGCTCTGGCTTCAATGTCTTTAGCTGACTTAGCCTTAGTAGACTTTGTAGCCGCTGGCGTTGACTTACCATTAGGTTTAAGTGTTATGCTTTTCGACCTCTTACGCACTTTGTCCATGATGTCCTTGCGGATCATTTTTTCCTGAACTGGCTGCGTAATAAGAAGGTGTGCTCTACTTAGAGCGTCATCAACCTCCATGTTATTACCTAACATCTTAGCTCCGCTAATCAGCTCTTCTACTTGCTCGATTACAGCTACACGATTCATTTTTTCTGAAGGCAGTAGCCCTCCCCAACTCTTCTCTTTGTCAGGAAGCGTACCATAGACAGAAGCATATTGCTCCATGCCCGGCCCTCTGAAGAACGAGTCGATTTTTTCACCGACCAGTGTAACCCTATCGGCTTCTAACTTATTCTGGTCCGATGCAAGCTGATCCGTATTGGCCGCTTGCGTAGGACGCTTACCAAGTTCGTCGAACATGGCCTTGTTCTGGTTCTGCATCTGTTCGATTACATCAACCAAAGCATCATCTGGATATTCAGTTCTTAGCTTACCAAGATCAATTTCCTTGAAGTCCGACTTATCAGAAGATTCTTCGGGAGTAGCTTTGAGGGCCTGTTCCTTTTTGTATCTTCCGATCTTAGCGAACTCATTCGATACACTGTTCATCTGGTCGTGCATCTTAGAGAAAGTTTTGATAGCTAATTCAGGATTCGCTTGCATAAACTCAACGATTTCCTTTTCGTCATATCCACCGTGGATCGCAGCACGATAGTAAGCATCAGTAAGTTGTGACTTATCAGCCTCACCGTCATCAGCTCCTTGTGCGTCCTCGTCCGTGTCATCATCTTCGTCCGTGTCATCATCTTCGTTGTCATCCTCCGGGGTAGATTCTTCACCGTCACTATCGCCGTCACTGTCCAGATCGTCGCCCTCTTCTGCATCTTCATCTACTTCTTCAAGGTCTTCTGCTGGGATAGATTTGTCGTCAGTAATGATTTCATCTGCCGAGGGATCGCCACCAAGGATTTCCATTCTTTTTTCTGCTGCTGCTAAAATTTCATCTTCATTTTTTCCGGGTTCATTTTTTGGTAATGCCATTTTACTTCTCCTGTTTTAGCTGCCCGGTTAGTTCCGGGGGTAGGTTATTCAGTAGCAGTAGCCGTAGCTACTTTTTTCTCCACCCGCTTGCGTAATTTGCCGGGGTGCTTTATGTGGCCAGTCTTGGTCAAGTAAGCTTGATGCGTGCTGTACTTGTCAAAGACTAACTGGCCTTCGTTAGTAACTTCAATATCTGGAAACTGTGTTTTATGTTCTGCGATCTGATCCATACCAATTGCTAATGAATCAGAGATAATTGGTTTATCATATCGGTCAGAAGCAACGTGCGGTATGTCAGCTTGGAAGTCACGCTGCATTAAACTTTGCTTGCAAGCGTGCTCACCATCGCAGGGCACATTCAACTCGGACTCGGCCATAGGCCGCATTACCTCTTTAGTGTGCCCGCAGCCGGGGCATTTATAAGAATACATCGGCATATTAGTAACCTCCACTTTTTCCTTTTGGGTTATTTTTCTTTTTGGCAGGGACTTTGTACTTACTACCCTTTAGCATCATCTGTACGTTACGCTTTAGACGATCTGCCCAATTTTCTTTCTTCTCGCCTTTTGCCTTAGCCTTTTTCTTGGCCGCTGCTTTAGCACGTTTGGCCTTACCAGCTTTGCCCTTAGCCTTCTGTATCTTGTCCATACGCTCAACGTCTTTTTCTACACTGTATGCCATTATTTTTCTTTGCCCCCAAATACTTCCTTTAGCTTGCCGCCAACTTTCTTTTCTAGCTTGAGTTCAGCAGCAGCTTTGCCCTTAGTCTCCGCTGCTTCCATAGCAGCCTTAGCCTTCTTTTCCACTTCTTTGAGCACGACTGCGTAAAACTTAGCATCGCCACCCTCGATCTCTTTAGCTTCAATGCAAGTGTTCGCAGCATCGCGAACTTTCCATTTGTCAAAGCCACCGATCTTATTATCTTTATCTTCTGAAATACCACAGCAATCATCCATACTCACTAAACACCTCCCATAGCTGCTTGCGATTGATTCGCACCAGCCTGTGCCTCTTGGTTAAACTGTTGTTCAGGTGAAGCCGCTGGCCCACCTCCGAAACCGCCGTTCTGTTGAGCTTGGCCTCCGCCAGCCTTGCCTTGATTCTGTGGACCAAGCTGCATACGGATAGCCATTCGTTGATTAAATTCAGGATCATCGAACCAACTCATAACGTCAGTAGTTAGGCCCTGCTGTTCTGCGAGATCAGTTAGACAACGCTGAACATTAAACGGTACACCCATAGTCATCGCAATATTAGCAGAATTGATAACACCGGGCATTATATTAACTGCAAATTCAGTCATCAGTCTTGCACGTGTAACAGGGTCAGTAGGAACCATTGACTTTGCACGAATATTAAACGTGTAAAGCAAGAAGTCACCCTGTCGCTGTTCAGGTGTCAAGACGACCTGTTGAAATTCTCCGCCAGTTGTTCGCTTAGTCAGTGGCAGCTCGATCAATGGATCAGTATGGAGATACCATGCAATCCGCTTTGACACTTCCGCTGTTGCATCCTGAACAAGTCCCTGTGCGTCATCAAGACTAACAGACATATTCGATTGCATAGCAGATGTCCGGGTAGCAGTTTCTTTTGAACCCTTAGTAGCTTTCGACATATTGCCAGCCATCTGATCCGGGTTCCCAGCGACATAGTTAAACCACATCTGCATCTGCTGGACCATCTGTTCATTACGATTATTAGCTCCGCCGAACGACATGACTGTCGCAGCACTCGGATCGGAAACGGCCACGGAATCGCCGTCTTCAGCGTCTAATATATCTTGTGCTTCATCAGCAAAGGCTGGGGCGTAGGCCAGAATGTCTTTCTGATTATCGGCCTGATTCATCATTCGCTTGAAGGTTCGATTCGCAATCATGTGCAGGTCATACCACAGCGACACAGGGGCCACTGGCAGCGGATTGCCCGGCACAGGAGGCGAGAAGTTCAGGAAAACGTAAGGCCCTTCAGCGGGGCCGTGATAATCCACAGAGCGAAGATAGTCATCAAGTATAATTTGCTGCGGATCAGAGATAGTTACAAGTGCGTTCGCTTCTGGAACCCATAGTTCAACCACATCAACATAGTCTTGAAGAGTATAAGTCTCTGAAACCGCTGTGCTCTGTTTGGACATATCCTCAACACGAGCAGAGCCACCATATTTAGAGGTGGGTAATTTCATAACCATCTCTTTATTATAGCTCGGATCATCTAAAAGCTGTTGCCTTGGAACTCTTACCCGACTGCCAAGGAACGTAGACTTTCTAATATCGGTACAAGTAGGATCGAACACAAAGTCATCGAGGTCAACGATCTCGGCGTAAACTTGGCCGGGGTCGATATTAACATCACCATCAACGATCATGTTCTCGCTGGAAGCAAGACTGACCTTCATAACTCCAAACGCAAAAATGGCCGACACAACCCAAGCTCGAATAGCTTCCTTCAGCTTTAGATCGTTGACGGTCTTATCAACAGCGAGGCCCAGCATGTCAGCGTAATCTTTATACACTAAATACTCAGATGAAACTTCAGTGACAGGATTTTGCATGACCATATTGGGCACGTAAGTCTTGACGGTATTAAAAATCAAATTGATAGGCTCATCACCAGACATACCTTGCTTGTCCCGGTAATACTGCCCCACATATTCTTTCAGGAACATTGCCCTTGCTTTCCGGTATCCTTGGATACGCTGAAAGCCACGCAGGACTACATTCTGAATCTTAACTGGTGATACCTGTTCAGGCATGGTTATTCCCCAAAGTTAAATTTATTTCTCCATTTACGGGTCTTGCCCCTTTTCTTAGCACTCGCACGTTTCTGCTTACGCCAGCCTACGGAACCTACTGGGAAATCTGGCCCATCATGCTTGGCCTTACCATGTTCCTTAGAATCCAGTGTCAACGCATCAGCGATAACAACATCACCATGTGTCAACCTCGCACTTGAGTTTTCTTCAACAAGTTCAGCAGGTCCAATACCTCCATCTTTATAATAGATGTAAGTCTCTGCTTCTTCAAGGCCAAAGATGCTGTGGTTTATATAGCCACCGTGTGCCAGTGCTCTATCATATTCAGTGAGCAGTTCTTCTTTGCTGTCACGACTAGAATGCCAACCGTACTTGCTAAGTTTCTTTTCTGACTTGTCGCCAGTCTTATCCATGTAGTAACAGTAAGGATATTTGAAAGCTTTAACAAGCTGCTTGCCGAAGTCAACTCCGGGTCCATTCTTTTCCCACTTAATTAGCGGAAGTGATTTGGGCTTTCTACCACCGCACCAGATAGCTAGGGCAACTGCTGTCCTTGCCATCGCAAACGGTGGAGTATTAGCATCACGCCATTCAGCGATTTTCTCGCCTGTCTCCCTACACTTGATAGAGATGACAGAGTTAGAAGCACCCTGACCTTTGCCAATGTCACAACCGAAAACGTAAGTCTTAGTTTGATCTGGCCTACCGCCAATGAGATTACACCATACACGCAACTGGCCATGCTTACCCTTTGTGAGCTTCGCGGCTTTGTAGTCCTTAGCACGTATATGAGAATATACAGCAGAGTCAGCTATTTTTTTATCCAGATGGACATGATACCTATGCTTAGGCTCACAGCCAAACAGAGCAATATGTTTTTTAATGTTATTGAGAGTAAAGAACATATCACCAGACTCGGTATCTTTCATGTCAACTTCACGAGCCATTTCCTTCGGTGATCGTTGCTTCTCTTCTTCCTTATACCAAGGCGAGCTAATATGGTAAGCACCAATTTCATCTTGCCACACATGTCTACCGCAACCCTTATCTGGGTGCTCCCACCATGCCAGCTGAAACACTTCTATTTGACCAGACTTTTTCCAGCGAGCGTACTCTGTACCCGGACCAGCCGGAGTAGAGTTTACAATCCTAAATGGTGATACATCTTTAGTTGCCGAACGAATCAGTGAACCTTTTTCAACCTTCGCAAATTCATCTAACAGAAGTACCTTACGCCTGTCACCAGAACCAGCATTCTCATTCGTTGACTCTCCATCAATACACGCACCGTTAAGAATATTCTTCATGTGCATACTGGTTCTGTACTTCTCACCACTACGCACACCGGGCGGGACCATCCACTCAGGTAGCCACTGATTGATGTAGTCATGTTTTTGAAATAAGGCTTTCATGTTACCGGGTTGGTCCACGTAGTCTTTAGTACGAGACATCTCAAGTAGCTGTGCGTCATCAACGAACAACCACACCCAGTGCATAAAGGCTAAGCCACACCAACTCGCACCCATGTCACGAGACTTATCAATAAGAATTGACGTAGGGTTCTTTAGCCGATACAGTAACTTTTCAAACAACCGATCCTGAACGTCCCACGATATAAATGGTACGTGCTCATTTGCAACTTCGATTTCAAAACCAGTTAAAGGATCAATATCTTTCTGATGGAACGTCCACAAAAAGGTATTGACCCAAAATAGCATAGACTGTGAACAGGCACTCATCAAGTCCTGCTGCAAAAATAAATCGTTCTCTGCCTTCTTAAGTAGATTGCCACGCCAAAGAATATTCTCCATTGTATTCTTGGGAACCTTTATGCCCGTAGTGGGACATGTCCAGTACCGTTCAATTAAGGGGAACGGCGTAGACAGCGTTGGCTTAAGTGTATCAGCTATCGACATCTTCAAGCCCTCCTGCTGCTTCAATTCGTTTCAACCCTTGATCGCTAACTTTCTTTGAAGTAGTTGGCCGGGTAACTTCGTCCTCTTGGACAGTTCCGCAGCGGCCTTCCATGCGATCCATTAGAATAGTCGCCATCTTTAAATCGGGTGCGTGCTCAATTGTCTTGGACGCTCCATCTTCAACAAGGACCAGCTCTTTATAACCCAGAGCCATTCGCCACATTTTGCGAGCTAGCATTTCTGCTTTGGTTAGCATACGATCATCATCGCTACCTTCACCGGGGAGAAACTCTGTCTCTTCCTCAGCGATCTTCCGAATGAACTGGGACAGCATACGGCCAGCCTTTGCTTTACTCGACATCGCTTCCTCCCTTAGCAAATATCTATACGGTGAATTATCTTATCGCCGGATTCTAATTTTATAGGCGGCTTAGATTTTCTGGTGTGATCCTCGCCAATACTGGAACACCCAAGCATGGCACATATTACTGCTACTGATACGTAGAAAAATATTAAATACTCTTTCATTAAAACCCCCATGATTCAAATAGTGATACATCAGTTGGAATATTACCACCGCCACCCAGTGCTGTGCCACCCAGACGGAACTTAGTGTCGTTGCTTGCCGATCCTGTCCAGTTGCTACCACTATCATCAGAAATTACTAATCTACCCGGAGCATATCCAGAGGTATTTTCAACAATAAGCCTAATTACGCCAGCAGTAGTCTCCATTACTACAGCGTACCTCTGACCTGCGAAGAGGGTTACTGCGTTGTTAAAGAACAATGACCTATCAATAGCAGGGAGAGTTAAACTATCAGTTAATATGGGAGCTGATGTAGCTATAGCATTACCAACTGGAACGTACTCTTCGTCACACTCGTAAATGTAAGCGGTAATTTCCCCGTCAGGCAATATTCGATAAAAGTTGAAGGTCACTTCACCCACAGTTGCCGTAACCGCTGCTAGGAAAGATTGACCCATGCGGTCGCCAACTTCAATGGCAACTTCACCAAATTCGTCCGTAGAAGTGTTCTCCGCAATAGTTTTATCATTGGGCATCACTGTGCCGTACACGGCAAACTGAATGTCAAAGTCTAAAAAGGAGGCCCAGCTAGAGCCACTATTACTACCAATGCTTACCCCTCCGCCAGCGTACTGAGCGTCATTGGACCCTTTAGCCTTGACCCACTCACCCTGCCCTGCTACGGCAGTTACCACCGCAGCGTATGTAACCCCAGACTGCAACGCTACAGCATCATCGAAGGGCAAGTTCAGAAGCGTGCCAGATGTATCAGTGGTGAGTAGTGCTGCATCGTATGTAACACTAGCAATAGGACTACCCACTGGCTGATCCGATTCTGTGTTGTATATGTAAATATTGCAGTTCCCCTCTAAGCCCGCTTCTCTGTAGAGTAAAATTTCAAAGGACGCTGCCACGTAACTAGATGTAGGAGTAAACGACTGACTTAGCCAGCTGGCATCAAGTATGCTAGTTTCTGAACTGTCCCAGTTTAAGGGGGCAGGGGTAAACGCATCAAGTATGGTATCAGCCATAATAATTAGCTCCTGTATAAAATGTAAACTTTACCGCCATTGGCCACGCCATAGAATCTTAGATACTTCAAGTTCTTTACCGGTACTGGAATATATGTGTCCGCCAATAGCAAGAAATCGCCAGCTACCGCTGCTGTTTCATCACCATCAATTTTCATACTAACGTCAGCTGCATCTGTCCAAAGGATAGCCGATCTGCATTCAACGTCTGTGCCAATAGCAACATTAGCGGCGATAGTCAATACTAGCGTACCGCCATCCGCACTGTTGCCGATCAATAGCCCAGCGTCATGTCCATCATTATCTACGATAGTAGCATTAACTTGTCCGTTCATAAAATTACATTCCTTCTGGCAATATCAAATTGCTCTTAGGTTTATTTTTTCCTTTAGCCAGTTCAGCATACGCTTCGTTTACGAACTGGTCTTTTGGTAGGTCTTGAGCTTCCGCTGGAAACTGATCGTACAGGTTGCTCAACATTTCCTTCGCTACGTGTTCTGGTTTTTCGTTTTGGAACTTTGTACCTTGGCTCGCCATAAGTTTTCCCCTCTCGGAAAATTAGTAAGTCGTGGTAGAATCTACTCCACCGTTTCCGTGTCTCCGCTTTGCTTTGAATCTTCATCGGCTTTATCTTTCCTGACGAATCGTTTAAGAGCCTTGCTGATAAGCTCGCCAAGAAAACCAGCGTCTACATCATAGACCAGTTCTTTGATAATGTCACGCACTTCCTGTTCACCATCAACATACTTATCAACCAGCATAGCCAGTAAAGCTTTTGATACTTCGTTACCGTCTAGCTTATCTGCTCTAATTGCCTTGGCAATGATAACGATCTGTAATACTTCAGCTGCTTTAAGTTTCATAATATCAATCCTGAATTAGTCTTATGGATATTCCTTTTGTAAATGTTGGAATGTAAACTTCAAGAATGCTCAGACCATATTCTGCTTCGGCCACTTTCTCAATGCCTTCAAACACTTCCAACCTAATATCTTCAAGCTGCTCGATACACTCAGCCAGATCACGCTTCATTATAGCCTGTCTGAATAAGTCTCCGGCAAATTCCTGCAACTGTTCGTCATAGTCGTTTACTGACAGCAACGCTTTATAAGGCTCATCAATTACATATTCGATTGAGGCGTTCAATACTACTGACTTCCCATCGTATGTTAAGATGTCCTGCTTATCAATGTCGATTAGCTGTCGTGTGCAGACGACTGACATAACGGTATGGATCATGGGCCAGTGAAACAAATAATGGCCACCCTCGTCAAGTGTTTTAACGTACTTCCCGAATCGCAGAACTATTGCCTGTTCATCGGGAGGTATCGTTACAAAATGGGGCAGTTTGCTAGTTAAACATATAAGCACCTCCACTAATTTATTAAACATATGCATTCTCCATTTAATTTGCCGAGCCATGCAGCATGTTTCTTGCTCCACACTTCTGCTTCGCTCGATATTCTCTTTTACTTGCCGGGACCGTCCTTCAGATCAGGATTATTATTAGCTTGACTCTTTATATAGTAAGTATTATTAGTCATCTATCCATAATCCCCTGTGAAAAAACATACCCCTTACAGTAGTTCTTTTTTTCTTGTCGAATTATGCAGTATCCAGCAGATTTTCCTGAAAATTATTATAATATTTTGAAAATAGTTGTTATTGTTGTAACTTTCCTGAAAATAGCTTATATCCTATATAGGATAATCCTGACATGTTCACGTTTTGCGATTATCTGCACATATCCGATCTGTCATGTACACACAACGTACATATAGTAACATGTCGAAAATTTACTACTTGGGTGCACCCCCCTATTCGTGTATATGTGGCGATAGTAGACCTGATTATAATGATGTCTATGATTAAAAATTATATTATTTATGCGTTCCTATTAGGGGTCATCTCGCCCACGTGAGCACAGGGTCAAGGGTAGTACCGGGCGGGTTTGACCTTTGGGGCTACATCATTACTCATACAACTCACGCATTATATCTACCATTGTAGACTCTATAGCATAACATATAATGATTACTCTTCAATAATGTGCCTTTAAGCCTATGTAAAGGGCGTTATACACTACATCTAGGACAAACGTGTAATAACCATATACATACTATCATCCTATTACACACACAAATAGTAGATGCACACAATACACAATGCAGATTAACCCCTTAGCTATACTACACTTACGTCAATTTACACATTACACACACAGTTTGAGTTACTTCCATATATACAGGGCTACTACTATACATACCCTAAAGCGTCTACTACTATAACCCTACACTCCTTTTATATCTATACTTAACTATTAAAATAATAGAGTT